GGGATTTATATGAAAAAAGTGGAATAAATTCTGATAGAATGGTAGAATTTATACAAACACATATTTCAGGAAAATACAAAAATAAATTAATTATTTTGGATAATGCGAGTAGTCATAGAAATCCAAAGGTAAAAGAGGTAATAAATAAAGATAACCATTTATTATATGCTGTTCCGTATCAACATTTTCATTACGAAGTTAGAAAATTCCATAGAAAATTATTTTAGTATGTTGAAATCACGATTACAAAAATTAGATGGATTAACACACCCAGAATTAAAGGAAAATATAACCAAAACTATACTGAATATACCAAAGGAAAAATACAGGAATATAATTAAGGGTGCTTATGAAAGACCAGAAAAATATATATCCAAGAAAAACAATACACGAAAAATCAAGAAGAATTATTTATAAGTTCTCATATAAAATGGGCGTTTTAAATGAGAAAAGGTGTAAAGAAGATTTTTTTGGCGAAGAACATATCATCTTCTTTGCGAATTGGTATATATTTTTTATTTTTTGGAATACTTTTTTTGTCACACATTTCATTGCAAAAATTATGACGTAAAATGTGCGTTATATGATTGAATGCATATAACTTTGTATATTTTACGCAAATAGATCCCATACTTGTATTTGTTAATATTTCTGGAATATGGAGTGCTATTTTTTCAATCAATTCTGTGTCCGATAGTAATACCTTATTTACTATTTTATAGATAAACTCCTCCTCACGTCCGCCAGATGCGAATTCAAAAATCAAATTTGTAATTTCTTTGGGAAGTCGAATCGCGATTTCATCCAAATTAATAGCGGTGTTTGGAATATTATGTATTACATAATCTGCCATTTTATTGATAAATTTTTTTATATTAGATATATTTCCTATTAATTTTCTAAGACTACTTTTTTGGTTATCAGTTAATTGTTCCGTAATAACAGCGTCTTCATTAAATACATGGGCGTAAAAACTAGATATATGACAAAATGTATCATCGAAACTTTTTATATAAACCCATTTTTTATTCGAATATAAATATGGATAATTATTATAATTTCGCAATTTCGTGAATTTGATGAAATGGGGTAACAAAAATTCAAATCCAGCATCAAATGAAAATGGTTTGTTTACTGACATAGTTATTTTATACTTTACGTTATAAAGTATAATATGTTACAAATCAATTTTGCATTTTTCCTTAGTCATATACACCCTTGGATTATTCAAGGGTTTAATCGTCTTTTTCTTTAGATGATAATATGGTTTCATTATGAGTCTTTGCCCCTTCCTCATCCGCAACTTCGCGTTCGTCGAAATTCGTCGTTTCTGTTACACCCACCAAATTACCATTTTCATCAATTGTCTGCGTCAATTTATTTCCGCTCTTTTGGGCATTCTTAATATTCTCTTCAATTGCCTTCTTTTTCGTCTCTTTAATGCGGCGTTCGAAATCCTCCTTTGCTTTCACCTCATTCTTCATTTTTTCTTGATGCAATTGGTTAAGCTCCTCTTCCGCAAATTCTAATCTTCCCGTCTTATACGCGTCTGGGTCCCAAGGCATCCAAATACCCACCGGACCAACGAAAATATCATGATTGGGGTCGAAATCGCGAATTTTCTTGCAACGCAATTCCGCTTCTTCTTGAGTTGCATAGACACCTCGCAATTTCAATCCTCTTACGGATGTTTGAAAATTGTTTTGTTTTTGAAATTTTTGAATAAGCGACTCTTCGTTTTTATCCAAAAATGTTTTATAATCGTCATATACATCCCCCTCTTTGAGCTTGATTTCTTCCTCTTTAATGAAATCCGTATAATCATTAATTACATCATCTACCTTCAAATTGTATTTATAGGATATGAAATGTATAAAATCAAAAAATTTACTCATCGATTTATTGAAATCCCATTGTTTTAGGAATTCGTCAAATAAAAAAATCTCCAGCTTTTTAAGATTTTTTTCGGGAGAAATGAATGAAATACATGCGAATTTTTGGCCGGCAATAGTAGGGTCCTCGTCACATACATCAATATATTTAGGGTTTATTTCTCCATTTTCCAATACTTTTCTTTCAAATCCATTGTTCAAGGGGGTTGACATTTGTATAATAGTAATTTAGGAATTTTCTATTTAAGTGTTTTTATATAAAATATGATTTGATTTATACCAGGGAATATTTGAAATAAAATGGTAGGGTATATTTCAAAACGGCATCGGTATTTATTACTACCTAATCATGAGATTTTTTTGTTTTATATATTATATAGAAAATGAGTGCTATGTTTGATTTCGGCGAACTTGTTAAAAGAGCTATCAAATATATTGTTGAAGGTATTATGGTTGCTATTGCTGCTTATGCCATCCCTAAAAAACAGTTGAACGTGGAAGAAGTTGTTATTATTGCTCTTACCGCAGCTGCAACCTTTAGTGTATTAGACGTCTTCATCCCATCTATGGGCGTGAGTGCGCGTAGTGGTGCTGGTATGGCTATTGGTACTGGGGTTGCTGGTGGCATTCGAATTGCGGGTTAAACCCTTGGTTAAACCCATATCACCATCTATTACCTAAATTTTATATCATAAAATAATCATATGATATAAACATATAATTCTTCCTTTTTTATTGGTCTAGCTTCTATTGTGCGTTGAACCTGTGTCATATAATCATTCATACGGTTGGGAAAAATATCCAATCTAAATCATTGCATACCATTTTCCAAATCATGTCTTGTTCCAATTGTTTTTCGCGGTCTTTCATCATGGGAATATACGGCAAATATTGAGTCTGATCCAATAAAACGCATAACTGATAAAGTGTATATGTATAATTGAAAAAGTTCGTGCGATTAGGGGGGCAATGAACCGCCCATGGTTTCTGAATTTCGATAAAAAGAACACACAACGTTTCGTGGAGCTCTTCATTCATAATCGGCGGTTTAATCCCGAAGATAGAATTGATATATTGGATATGTTCAAAATACTTGTTTAGTCCCAATTTTCGCAAAATTTCGCGCATTTTATCATAATTGATTTCTCGCATATCTTTGATGCGTTCTTTTTTTATTCTTGCTCGGATGGTCTCAATAACCTCTTTCGGAATCTGCGTGGTCTCTTTCGCTTGAAATTGAGAGAGAATTTCTTTGAAATGATTCAACCGTATATAAGCAGTATAAGAAACCTCATTCGGCGGTTCTTTATTTGACGGTTTTGAATTATCCACAATGTAAGTGATAAATCGCCCGCAATGTTGATTATTGCATATTAAAATACCTTCCTCATCTTGTGGGATAAGTTCACCTTTGTGACAAGAACCGCACACATCACTCGGAATGACAAAATCGTGAATATTAATGATTTCCCTATTCACATTTTTCCAATATTTTTGATAGGTGGTTTTAGCGCGGTTATAGCGGTCGCTATTCGGATTTTCTGAATCGGGACTGGTCGCTTTTATTTTGAAAAAAGAGTGGAGAATATTGGTATTTTGTTTACCTCCGCCAAATGAAATATCTTTCTTCTGCTCGAAATAATCGAAAATATATCGTGAATTGTCGAGCAAATAATTGTTTTTCTGTTGTCCCAATACTCGTATAGATTTTTTTATAATACCAATTTTATCCCGGATATCCATAATTTCTTCTATTTGATTTGATTTTAGAAGTTTTATTCGTGTTTTTAATTGTTCTTTTTCTTCTTTTAGTAGTGGAATTGTCTCGTTTTCAATCTCATCGAATGTATTTAGCATCTCGGTGTGTTTTTCATCAATGGTGTTTTTTTGTATATGACGTTTTGTAGCCATTTTATCTGATTATTAAAGAACTAATAGGAATTTTTATATCTTTTTGTTAAGGTTATAATATAAAATATCATTATATATTATAATTTTTATAATATATTATGCCACCAAAAAAATCTAGTGGTAAAGCTAGTGGTTATAAAACATCTACTAGTGGTTCTAAAACATCTACCCCATTTTGGGTCGGAGTTAATCCAAATAATCTGGTTGAGTATGACCCCCATTGTATCAAGCCTCCTCAGGTGGGATGCATTCGCATGAATAGTAAAGCGCTCCAGGAAGGTTCTATTCAAATTGAACCACAGCTTTCACTAAATGCATTTCATGAATATTTACAAAATAAAAATAAAAATTTAATGGTGAAAGCGTTATTTGATAGTAAGGGGATTACAGTGAAGAACGACCCTAAAACGATGTTGAATGCAATGTTGGAATTATTGAAAGCAAAAGGGTTAGACTTTACTACCATATCCTACAACCCCACAACAAAAAAACACGAGCCATTATATGAAACTTTACAAACGATAATGGAAAATGAACCAGATAGAACTAAAATAACTACTTTATTATTAAAAGCAGCAGGCATAAAACAAACCATTCCTACAAATGGATTAAGAGTATTATATGCATATAATGTTGAAAATATGAAAAAGGTTGTCCGTATGAGTAAGTTTAATAAATTTGGTTCCGGTTTAGTATTTTATGAAACAACGTCAGAAGCGCTGAATGCTGGTCATGCAGTAAAATATCATTCTACCTCTCTTTCCTCCGACCCCGAGTTCAAAAGATTATTAGAAGTATGCGGAGCCACATTTAAACCTGGATATGAAATCACTGTAACTGAACTCAAAAAGGTGAATAATACACTTGTAGAAGTAAAACACAAAAAAAAACTTCCGGGTAATTGTGAGTTTGGAAATTTTCAAAGAGTACTATATGGAAAATGTGAACTTTGCGGACAAGATATATTTAATTATTATTTTGAAATTTATGAATCAAATGGCAATTTTATTGCGGCGCAGTTTTATGCGGGAATGGATATGGACCATACAATTGCGCCAGGTCCGGGGAATGCTATATTCTTAGACCATAGCGCAAGTAGAACTACAGAAATATTAAAAAACGTTCAAGATACACTTCTTTCCTACGGTATTGCACCTACGCATGCTAAATGCAATCAACGTAAAAGCAATCTTGATTTTTTAACTTGCAATAATGGAGTATATTCGGCTGATACCAAAAATATTGAAACGTGGTTACAACGTATGCGCGAAGACCCATCGCCCGCTACTTCTCTACTGAATATAGAGAAAAGTTTTCATGAAGATAATCAAAATACATTTCTCGACAATAACTGTGATGCAAAACAATATGTAACTGACAGGATGAAAAGTCTTGCAAAGACAATAAATGGCAACAACAAAAACTTTAGTGGTTCTAATTCTAATCTATTGGTTCATTTATTTCATTTAAGATCAATATTTCGGTTTTCTGTATTTTTTTATGAAAAAATTTGGAACTTACCAAAGTGGACAATATATGGCGGCAAAAAAAAAACACAAAAAGGAGGTGTAGGTGGAGAGATTGTTGGAAATTTTCAGATTGCTTCTGCTACTTCTGAAGATAACACTGGTTATGAAGATATTAACCCGAATCAATTAAATGATGATATTAGGGATAAAGGAATATTTCAATTTACTAAGGACAATATGGATGAAATGAACCTAATCATTTGTTCAATAAATTCGCTATATGGTGAGTCAAAAACATTGCTCGCCGATGATAAAAAATTTGTGAATTTATCAACAATTGAGCATGGAAAATCTGGACCTGGAAAATCAGACTCCGCCGCCCGACCAAAACATGTCAAACAACTAGACGATAATGTTCCATTGGAACCTGCGGTAATAGAAACGCAAAATCTTGATATATGTGAAATTGAAGACATTAATGAAATAGAGTGTATGCATTTATTACCCGTATCTGAAGAAATGGAAGAAATGGAAGATATAGATTTTGTTCCACGCCACATGTTAAAAACAGGCCACGTTCAACCTAAACAGCGAAGTCCCCCTCGGCGCGACAATTGGGTCGTCGACGTCCTACCCGGAAAAATGGAGACAACCCATAGTAATAAACACAAAAATGGGAAAAAACACAAAAATGGGAAAAAACACAAAAAAACAAAAAAATACAAGCCACACACAGACAACAAAATACCCACAAACACTCGCGCACGCAAGCGTGTAGATGAGAAGCAAAAAGAACTTGCCGAAACTCGAAAAAAAGAACAAGAAGCAAAAAGAAGGCAGCCCGCCGACCAGCAGCAGGCGGCATCAGGAGAGGCAAGCAACAGCAAGCAAGCAAGCACAGGAAGCACGCATACATCCACAACATACACACCAGAGTCAGTCAATCCAGAGTCAGTCAATCCAGAGTCAGTCAATATGGCGTCATCACAGGAGGAATCATCACAGAGCAAAAGCACACAGCCCATGGAAAGCAGTATAGGCAGCAGCACACACAGCAACAATGCCATCAGTATAGACAGCAACAGCAGCACACACAGCAGTATGGACAGAAGTATAGACAGCAGCAGCAGGGACAGTAAAGGCGGAAGACCCCGCACAAAAAAAAGAAACCCCCGTAAAACTCCTATACGAAAGAATCGCACAAAAAAAAGCCGCAAATAATATATGTCGTCTCAGATATCTTCTATTGAAATAACCTCAAAACAATTTCAAAAAATACTTTTTTTAAATAATGCCATCGAACAAGGATGGACTGTGAAAAAATCACACGATTCTTACATTTTCTCCAAAAAACACGAAAACAAAAAAGAAATCTTCCAAGAAGATTATTTAGAAAAATTCATAGAATTAAATTCTAGATTACCCGTGTAATCGAAACAAAATTAATAATAAATATTATAATTATTATTAATATGAATATATAATAATATCTGTAAATCCGTCCCATTGAAACATTTAGGTATTTTATCTTATTTTTAAATTCATTTTTCAAAATATTATCTTTTACTACTATATAAAAAATGGCTGGTGGTCTTCTTCAACTCGTTGCTTACGGTGCTCAAGACGTGTTCCTTACGGGAACTCCAGAGATAACTTTCTGGAAAGTTTCTTACCGCAGACATACCAACTTTGCGATGGAGTCTATCGAACAGACATTCTCTGGACAGGCTGATTTCGGTCGTCGTGTTACTTGCACCATCTCCAGAAATGGTGATTTGTGCTACCGCACTTACCTCCAGGTTACTCTTCCAGAAATCAACCAATCGATGACAAATAACTCTGGTGCTGCTACAACTAATTCTGGTGTTTATGCTCGTTGGTTAGATTACATCGGCGAACAGCTCATCTCTCAGGTTGAGGTCGAGATTGGAGGTCAGAGAATTGACCGTCAATACGGTGATTGGATGCACATCTGGAATCAGGTTACTATGTCATCTGAACAACAGCGTGGATATTTCAAAATGATTGGCCACACCACTCAGCTCACATACATGACTGACCCTAACTTCGCCCCCATTTCTGGACCTTGTGCCGCTGCGGGTGGACCTACACAGGTTTGTGCGCCAAGAAACGCATTGCCAGAAACGACTCTTTACATTCCCCTTCTCTTCTGGTTTTGTCGCAACCCAGGATTGGCCCTTCCTCTCATTGCCTTAAAATCTGTAGGGCAGAAAAGTATCCAAACTAAAGCATCCGAGCCCTGCTTTAGTAAAAATTTGTTGTGGTCTCGGGACGAAACTAATCGTCACACCCAGATGCTAGTTGCTTACTAAGACCACAGGGTCTTCAGTAAGCGGCAACACGTTCAAATTGCGGGAAACCCTTAAAGACGTATAAAAAATATTGTATGTGTTTACTATTTTAATAATATAGTGAATATTAATAGATTCAATAGTAAACACACACAATATTTGGGCTACCAAAATGTAGGCGAAAGTTTGCATTGGCTGAGAAATAGAACTCAGATATGGTAAAAATGCTCCGTATAATGTTGTTTAATAAACAACTGAAATAGGCAATCCGCAGCCAAGCCTCTAAATCCGCTTTTATAGGACAAGAGGAAGGTTCAACGACTAAACGAATGTGGGCTTAAAAAGTTCTAATAAAACTTTAATGATGGCTTAAGATATAGTCTAGTCCCTGGAAAAAAGTGTAATTTGCTTGATTCCGTTAAATACCTCGAAAGAGGGGGTATATGTGGTTCGTACAGTACCACGAAGTTAAAATTAATCTTGATATTCGTCCAATTGGTGAATGTTTGTGGGCTGTTAAATCCCTTGCTCCATCCAACACATCTGGTTCCATCGCTGTTACCACTGCTTACCAACAGTCCCTTGTTGCCGCTTCTCTTTATGTTGACTACATCTTTTTGGACACTGACGAGAGACGCAAGATGGCACAGAACCCACATGAGTATTTGATCGAACAGCTCCAGTTTACTGGTGATGAATCTGTCGGTTCTTCTTCCAATAAAATCAAGCTCAACTTTAACCACCCTTGCAAAGAGCTCATCTGGGTTGTTCAGCCAGATTCGAATGTTGATTATTGCGCTTCTCTCGACCCCACTCAGGTTCTTTTCAAGACCCTTGGTGCTCAGCCTTTCAACTACACTGATGCGATTGACGCTCTTCCAAATGCAATTGCTGCATTCTCTGGACCTTTGGAGACTGACGGAACCAATGGATTCATTGCTTCCAATGGTCTTTTCGAGATGCCAGGTGCTATGGATGAGTATTTTGGCGGAGCAACCAGCCAGGGAACTAGCGGAAATGCATGGTCGTGGAATAATACCGGTGCCGGTGCTCCGGGTTCTAACTCATACGGACCATTCGGACCTCAAACACCAAATGTCGCTAATACTGGTTCATCCATCTCTGATGCCGGTGCTTTCGTTCTAGCTGAAACTGCCCTCGACATGCACTGTTGGGGTGAGAATCCTTGCGTCACTGCCAAACTCCAGCTCAATGGCCAAGACCGATTCTCTGAGCGTGAAGGCTCATATTTCGATGTTGTCCAGCCTTGGCAGCACCATACCCGTGCCCCAGATACGGGTATTAATATCTACTCTTTTGCTCTTCGCCCAGAAGAGCACCAGCCATCTGGCTCTTGCAACTTCTCCAGAATCGACAATGCTGTTCTTCAGCTTGTCCTTTCTTCACCCACTGTTCAGAGTGTTGCTACTGCTAAGGTGCGCGTCTATGCCGTGAATTATAATGTATTACGTGTTATGTCGGGAATGGCGGGAATTTTGAGTGATTTATCTGCAGTTTTATCAATGTTTATTATAATGAGCAAATACGTCATGAATGGTTCAGAAAAACAACACGCCACAAACATGCAGGATCTGTTTGTGGAGAATTTCGTTTTGGCACCTGCTTCAATTGCCAGTTGTTAGTGAGGAAAATATCCTTGCGAGACTACTTGTTGTTCGGGAATCCCCTTAGAGCCTTAACTACTAAGTTACTGAGAGAAATCCAGTAATGGCCGAGAATAGAACTCGGGTATAGTAATAATGTTAAGGATTGGGTGATCCGCATGGTTATAACCTAAAGACGCTATGTAATTGCTAGTCTATGGTTAGCCGTCAGAGACTGAACGGTAGTCGTTCGATGATGAAGGTCTAAGCAGCCGGAGTCGGATTGAGATACAGTCCATCCCCCTAGGGAAACTTAGGGGTAGTGAGCGCCTATTCAAATTAAATATTTTTTCGTGTTTTACTATTTTTCATAAAATAAAAAATCATAAAATAAAAAATCATAAAATCGTTTTTATAAAAAATCATTTTTATAAAAACATAAATTTATAAAAACATAAATTTTCGGCTTTCTGTATACTATATCTATTCTCGTTCTTTCAACTCTCACGACTCTAAATATTCGCCATTATTTTTGCAAGTATTTGCGCTTTATTTTCCGGATTTCCATATTTTTCCATCAATTTCTTTTTCTTATCTTCTTTCCTCTCTTGATAATCGCGTTGAAGTTCCTCTCTCGTTTTTTTATTTCCTTTCATGATTGAGGATTCAGTCGAATTTTGTATTTGATCACATACATTTTGATTCATATGCTTCCCATATATTTTCTCGCATTTTTCTATAAAATTATTCCATGTGAAATCGCGTTTCATATAATTACATTCTCCACAACAAGGTCGAACATTTTCGGAAATATATCCAATCGTATTATCAAACCGATCAATGCCGTTATTGTGTGTAGTTGATGTTGATTTTCCGCAAATATAACAATCTTTTGAAACCAGGTCGGTAAACTCCTCATGCAAAATATGAAAATCGAGTCCTTTTTGTTTAGCCCGTTTAGAATAAGATGTATATGTTCCACCGAAGTGGTCGGCAAAATATTGGGGTTTCAGGCTTTCTCTTTTATCAAGTAATTGCGAAATACGATTTTGAAAACATAGAATATGTTTGATTCTCCCCAAGAATGTTTCGATTGTAAGGCTGTTTTTCATATAGTTGCACATTTTACACGAACTCACGCAATTGTCATATAGATAACCTATACTATTATTTTTACGGTCTATTCCCATTTGACCCTCTTCCCCACAATAATAACACGGTGTCTCGACAATACTTGTATATTGCTCAACTGTAATTTCGAACGCGAGATTACGTTTATTCGCCGACATTTGATATATTTTATATTTAGTATGAGGTGATTCGCGATTTTTTTCGTTTATTTTATGGGCCTTTTCTGGGTTATTTTCTCGCCATTTTCTTTGATTTTCCGCGTTTTTTTCCAAGTATTTTTCAACTCCATTTTCTATTTGTTTTGCTCTATAATTTATCCAATTTTTCGCAACTTTCTCGGGATTTTCGTCGACCCATATTCTTTTTGTCTCTTTTCTTTCTGGTTTTGCGTCGTATTTGCGACCTTGTTCCGCCCTATGTTCTTTATCTCGTTTTCCGTCTTGTTTTTTATTGGAATCGCGGCATTGTTTGCACGTTTTTGTCATTCTTTTTTGACCTATAAAGTCATTTATCTCGCATTCGCGACAACACGTAGTGCATTGTTTTGTATGAATTGTTTCGTTCGCCGTTTCGCCGGAGCACATAGCATGTATATTTTCATCCACGATGGAAGCCGCCGTTTTCGCCGCCCCCCTTTTTACCGCATCTTTATTGCGTTCTTTTTCCAAACATTGACTGCAATTGGAAAATCGGTAGCTCTGGTCTGTGGGCAATTGTTCGCGACAACCGCGCACGTAATTCTTACAAGGTCTTAGACCAAGGTTGCGCGTTTCTAACAGCCATACCTCGATTTGATGGAGTTTGCAAAAATCATTTTCCGCAGATTTTTTGTTTTTGCACTCCGATTTTGCACACGGGACGACGACGGTAGATTCTTTCATTTTCTCGCGCGTTTCTTTTCCTCGGTCTTTGCAACCCTCGCATATTTTCCGGTCGTCTGTCAAATAATAACTTTTCTTACATCCGCTACAAATCGACAAATTGTCCATCATCTCGGCAGTATAATGCGACTGATATTGATGTATGTGACAAAGCAGAGATTTATCTATAGGATAATAACAGCATGGACGCATTGTGCGACTTTTCGAAATACATTTAATAGGTCGCATTGTGGGAGGGGGGTGTGTAAGTAATTGTATATGATCAAATACTATCAATTTTCTAAGGGATTTTTCAAAATCGTATTTCCATGCAATAAAAAATAGAGCGAGTTTTTAGAGAACAAAGGTCCGAGTTGCAAAATGTTCAAAAATCACCAACATAAGATATCTCAATATATGGCAAAAACGAAACAAAATGACCATATGCAAGATGTTATAAAAGACCGCAAAATTCAATTTCTCGTTGAAGAAGTATCCATGAAAAGTTTAGAAATAGAGCAAATTACGGGTATTCTAAACGATATGCGGGAAGAATTATCTATGTTAAAGAATTCGGCGAAAGACGATATTATACGAAGTTTGCATGCTGAAATAGTGGAACTCAAAAATCTAACTTACGAAAAAAATCGAAAAATCGCAACTTTGCAGAATGAGAAAAACGAACAAACTGGCCAAATTGAATATTTGAAAACCGAGAAAAATCAAATACAAAATACATTCGACCAATATAAACAAACATCCACTCAAATAGTAACTCTCGCCGAACCGAATGAAAAAAATCCCATACAAAAATATTCCGTTGTTATCGTTACAACAGAATTAATCGAATCTATTGCGCAAAATATGGCGCGTCTTTTGAAATCGCGGTTTCGCACAAAAATCATTTATTATCTTACAGATGTCGATTTGCAAAATACAAACCCGGATACATTGTATGTGATCCTATACAATCAACGCCCAGACAAATGTCTCCCCGCAAATTACGTGATTTATCAAATAGAACAATCGAATTCGGATTTGATTCCGTATTATGCAATGCCAAATGCTTGTGCCATTTGGGATTTTTCCCCGAAAAATTACGACAATTATTGCGATTTTATTCCGGTGGAAAAAGTCCGACACATACCACTCATCTTTTCCCCCGAAGAAATAATAGCGCTTATTCAGAAAATCGACGCAAAGGGGTGGGACGCAAAAGGTTGCGACATTTTGTTTTATGGGACAATGAATGAAAGACGAACCAACATATTAAACGCCCTCAATCGCATGTTAAAACACAAATATTTGATGAAATGGGGCGTTTTATTGGGAGATAATCGTGATTATATGATACAAAATTCGCGGTTGGTATTAAATTTACATTTTTACGAAGACGCGGCATTAGAAACGGCCAGGTTGAACGAAATTCTCCGGTTCGATAGACCCGTCCTTTCGGAAACAACGACCCATCCAAAAGATTGGTATAATAGATATTTATACCAAGATTTAGTCGAGTTTGTTGATATTATCGACGAAAAAAATCAATCGGAAAAAATACAAGAGATGGCGAAACAAATCGACCGACTGTTGTCTCTGCCGGACGCCAAATACTCGGAAAAGATTAACCATATAAAAAATAAAAAGCGCAACCTTTCCGATAAAACGGGGTTTTTATTGAATCGAGAAATTTGCAAAAAATTAATTAAAAAGGATACGGAAATAATGGATGTATATGACTATACTATTTACGGGTTATTTGATAGTTTTTCGAATACTGGTGGGGAGTTTTTCGAAGGGGTAATATACAAAAAATACGCAACCTCATTTGATATTTATCCGTCCGACTCTTTTGAAATGTCATATACAAATCTTTTTCGCGGGGGGGCGGAAAAAAAGTTGCCATTAATCGCAGTTTCAACCCTTTTGACGAATCCACTTTTCGAATGGACTATGGAAAAATATGCGGGAGGCGAATTGACTGCGTTTTTGCGGAAAATAGTGGGATGGGATTTATATAGTTGCGATTTTACCCCGAATCATCGGATTACACAGATATACAAATACGAGGACGATTATTTTTTGGAAATAATTGGCGAACTGGATTTACTTTCAGCGAATAATTCGTTGCAAATATATAGCGAATTGGGATACAGTGAATGGATGAAACTAGGACTAAAAAAATCAGCTGCGCGAATTATTTTGCCAGGGTCGTTTGTTTTCGGAGGCGGTGATAATAGTCATGATATTATTATAAACCCTTTGCCTTTTATGCTTCCAAATTGCGATATAAAAATAATCGAAGAAAATCTCCAAAAATATTCCGATATTTTAACCGTATTTTTAGCATCGAACAAAATCGTCAATGTCCCGAAAAACGCCATTTGTTGTATTTATTGTTATTACGAGAAATCCGACGATTACCGCGAGAATTTCCGGGAGTTCTTGAAAAATGCGATATTGGATCATATAGATTATTACTTAATTATAAATGGTTCATGTTCAATCCAAATACCAGATAATATAAACGTCAAAGTATATTATCGGGAAAATAGGGGATACGATTTTGGCGCATACGCTTTTGCTATAAATAAACTATTCAAATCCTACGAACATTATTTTTTCCTCAATACGTCGGTAATTGGTCCTTATTATCACGGTGATTGGTCGGCACCTTTTATCGAATTATTTGAACCAAACGTCAAAGTGGTGGGAACGTCGATAAATATATTTTGCGAACCCCAATTTTCTAATTTTAATCTGAAAAAAATGTATGGAAAATCGCAACCTTTTCCCCACGTTCAAAGCATGTTTTTCGCGATAGACCGCGAATATTTCTTGTATTTGACAGAGCGCCACTTTTTTAGCGAAAGTGAATTGGCCGATAAATCGTTCGAATATTTGGTCGCACATAAAGAAATAGGTTTATCGCAGTTGGCGATATCCAATGGGTGGAATATTAATTGTATATTACAAGGATACCGAGGGTTGGATTATAGGACAATTACAAAGGATGTGAATCCCACATCACAAAAAGGCGACCCATATTACCCGGGTGCATTTTTTGGGGGAAACATTGAAAAAACCGACGTTATATTTTACAAAAAATATAGATTGGGGTAATATATAACTTAAAGTAATATATTTGCAAATGAAAGAAACGGGGAAAATAATAAATATTGTATATTACACATATATAAATCCTTTAGTAGACTACAAATATATTATACAACAACAACTGAAAGATATAATAAACTCTAATATTTTAACCAATATAGCTGATTTATATATTATTATTTCATGCGAATATATGTATTTGATAGGTGAATTAGTTGAATTAATCGAAAAAACAATGGTGAAAGGTTGCGAAAAAATTAAATACCATTTAGATATTTTAAGTGAAAATATTTTCGAATATTACGGCATTTCAAAAATATATGAGCTTGCAATCGAATACCCGGAAAAATACTACATTTATTTTCACGGGAAAGGAATGTTTAATATATCGAATGATTTGAACGCAAGAATGAAATCGAATATCATATTGACAAGGGGGACATTACAAGACTGGGAAAAAACGTTGGACCTATTTATTTACAACGAGAATATAAGTTTTGCTGGATTATTTCCTTCGCCTCATTTTATTTGGTTTAATTTTTGGTGGGCATCCGGGAAATATTTAATAACGTGCCAACTTCCAGTAAAAGAAAGAAATTACCGTCATTATTTCGAATCTTGGCTGGGAACTGGACGATGGAATGAAATATATAATTTATGCGAAATGAACAATACAATTTATAGTGCAGAAGACGCATGTAAAAAACTTATGTGTTTAGGACCTATTTTTCCGGTAATTGTTTGTATTGCAAAATACGAAGAAGATTATATAGAAGAATTTGTCAAATATCATTTAGCTTTGGGATTTAAACAAATTTATTTATATGACAATGAAGATGAACCTACATATTCTAAATTACTGGACAAATATAAAGATTCTATGGTAATAACACATTTACCGGGAAATAATTATGATGAAGGGGTTCAATATATTGCATTGAAACATTTTGTGAATAATTTTATGAATAATCCGAAAATAACACATATTGCGCATATAGATATTGACGAGTTTATCGTATTGAAAAAACACGCGAGTATTAGCGATTTCATATATGAATTTATTACGGGGGATTGCGAAGGCATTGGAATGAATTGGCGTTTTTTCGGTTCATCCGGCAAAACGGAAAAAACGAATGACCCTATTATTAAACGATTTACCATGTGCGAGAAATTGGGGAATCATCATATAAAAACCATTTTTAAAAAAGACAATTTTATTTCGTTCAAAGAATGTCATTCTATAAATATTTCTATAGGTCATATAAAATCAACGAATGGAACCATTATTGACGGAGCTTTTAATGAAGATATTGATTTTAGCGTCATTCAGTTGAATCATTATAAATGTAAAACGTTTTCGGAATTCAAATATATTCGAAGTAGAGGCCGCGCCGATTTTAATAACCAATCAGGAATTACGGAAAATGTTGAAGAAAATGTTGAAGAAACGTTCAAAATATATGATATAAATGAAATAGAAAACATTGATATAATACCGTTTTTTGATAAAATAATATAGATTTTTGTCAGGTTGCATTTACACCGTGTTATTTTGAAGAAATTAATTGATATTCATGAGTATAAATTGTCACTTAAACATATATAAATGTTTCATTTATTTTCATAAATAATGAATTTATATACTGATACACTTGACGTGGAACCCGACCTTTTCACCAAAGGTAAGGCCATCTCCGATGACCTTTTCACCAAAGGTAGGGAGGTCCCCTTATTCGAAGAACCTTTCATTCCCATACATATTTCCCACATCGCCGTCCATTATTCCATCCCCTTTATATTTTTCACATCTACTATCTCCTTCTATTGTGGTTACCTCGTTCTTTCTTATTTACAATATATCGTATATCTCACGTCTATGGCGCATTGGTCATATATATTAGAATCTGGACTAGCCAGAACAGCAGATATAACCGCCGTTATTATTACGCTATTATACGCAACCCTAGTTACGACCCAATATATCGACCCGGCAAAACCCAAGATTTGGTATATGATCTTGGTAACATCCGTTTCCATTTTTGTCATAAACGAACTCACGCTTTTTATCGGACTAAAAACCCCCAATCTTCCAATAGAAAAACAGCATACAATCATGAAAAATGCCGTTTTAGTTCATATGTTTTTTTTACATTATTTGTTATGCATAGGATGTATATATTGTGTGTTGCCTATATAATTCCAACGTCCCGGCTGGACAAGAATAATGATATTTTGTATATAACAAAAAACTATATAAAACATTAAATGAAACATTCATCATGTCATATACAAAATGCTCTACGAAAAATCAACTACTTTTGCAAAATTTGATGGATTTTTACGACCACACCGAAAATTTGAACGAAATGCTTAATATAATCAACGGCGTATCCAATATTTCGCTGCGAATTGTGGATTGGTTTGTTACAAATTTCGCGAAAAAATACTATACTGTATATGAAATATCGAATGAATCTTATGACCAAAAACAACGGTTCAAAGTATATCACGATTATAAACTACAATTAAAAGCCTATTCAAAGAAAAATTTCGACCCATTTTGCCGATGGGACCGCATCAAAATCCCGTATGACGAAACGAATTATATGGAAACTACTATCGGTCAACTCAATTTTTTCAAATGGGCAATCGAAAACAAAATCGTGGATTATATTAAATTGAATTATCATGACATAGAAGCAGATATGAACACCCGAAATAGCACGTCGAAACGCAAAACCCCCAACGAAACGCCCCCCGTAAATGCGAATGATATGTTGGCGGGGGGGGATGGGAAAACGCGGAAAAAACGCGAAGAATTATCAATATCTGCTTGCAAATGTATAAAAAAAGAATCGGTTAAAATCGTGGTAAAATTCAATTAGAAGGTTGCCAAAAATATATAAAGTATAAGACATATAATTTCATATGTCTTATATTAATGCCATTATCAAAATACCGATCGAGATAGCAGAAGATGGAATGTATATGATCCAACAGGAATTCATTGATGTCGATTTTGATGTGATTGATATTATTATGGACGAACCGATAGACCGCGAAACCATTCGAATTAAATTCCAAGAATTTATCGAAAAAAATAGAGATGTATTATTCACCGCGAAATCTGTGTATGATGAAAGTGTCAAAATGTCAAATACAACTTCCACTGTATATACTAGCGACACGGATTATAACACGATTGACGACGGTGCTGAAACGATTGATAGTGATATTGTTTCCGACAGTGATATTGTTTCCGACGATGGTTCTGAATCCCATTCTGCCAGTAATACAATTGACACCAATTATGATACAATCATTTCTGATACTGCGGATGAAAACCTCACTACTACTAATTATAGCGCCACAACCCAAGAGGAAGACAATGAGAGCGAAAGTATTTTTTCGAATATAACAAATAGTATATATAATCAAACTGAATCTGTTAAAACAATGACTGACTATAATGATTCATCTGACGACGAAAATGGCGATGAACATATTTTATCGGATTATGAAAGTTTGAATGCGGATGACGATGATTATGAAAGTATTTCTTCTCGATCACATACAACTGCATCGACTTTTTTCGGAGAAACCGTGATGGATATTTTACGTATTTTTATAAAACCCGAAGAATTAAAAGTGAATACTACAAAAGAATTCGGGAAACGAAAAACCCTGAAAAATCGCAAGATTTCGTCGAATAAATATACAGCAAAACAACGACCAATTAACTAGGCAATGGGCGTTGAAATGGTTCGGTCACGAGTGTGAATGGTATAATAGTTTTTTCTCGTTGAATAATTGACAATGTATCTAAATTTCTTATTTCGGGATGTATCTTTTCGGTCGGCATAACTAGATTTGTAGAGCCAACTCCCAATAGTTGCGTTTCGATGTCTACGAAATTATTGGAAAGTTGCATCGGAGGCATTCGCCCCATCAAAAGACCATCTCCGGCAAACATCGTGGCCATTGGCCATCCATTTGCCCCATGCTGATAAACGAAATAATTCCGATTTTGTTCTAATGCCAATTGCTCTAACTGATAATCGCCGGGTGTATTTTTATTTCGAGTCGATGCCATATATTACAGTATGTATATTATTTGGATAATTTATTATACAATATCATATACCATTCATTTTTCTTTTGCCCCGGAGGGGGAGGGGGGGTCGCGAGTTTTTCAACTAAACATTTTGAAAAGGTTGCGAAATAATCATAACTAAAAAGAACCGAACATCCGATTTCTAGATTTTCAGAAAGCATAACTGCCGCCGCTAAACGATAGAGTTCCGCAAATGCGGTGTCACTTACAGTGGTCGAATATATATAATCTATACCGTAAGCAATTGCATTTTCATCATATAATTGTTCATCTAAATCTATGCCTTCGAGGCCTTCTAATTTACCGGTTTGTTTGATTTTTTCTGTATCCATTTGGAAAAAATCGCGTATGCATTGTCTATATCCTTCGCAATTGTTGTATATGACCACAGCGGATAGATTGATTTGCATGAGTGTGTATATGTGATAATTAATCAATAGTTTGTTTATATTCTTTTGTTTATTTGCATAAAAAAAGTTTCGCAATTGCTAATTATTCATTTTACTGTTTCATATTCAACTTTATTTATTGCTAATTTCTCAAAGAACTTTTACATATACAATCTATCTATAATTCAATCAATCATTTCTTTGTCTTTGGCTCTTTCGGAACTTTCTCCTTCTTGGCTTTTGGCTCTTTCGGAACTTTCGGTTCTTTCTCCTTCTTGGCTTTTGGTTCTTTCTCCTTCTTGGCTTTTGGCTCTTTCGGTTCTTTCTCCTTCTTCTCTTTATTATTTTTTATAGGATTAGTTGTAATAACCAGCGGAACATAGTCTTCTTCTTCCAATTCTTCTCCTTCCACAACTTCTTCCACGACTTCTTCTTCTTCTTCCACAACTTCTTCTTCTTCTTCCACAACTTCTTCTTCTTCTTCCACAACTTCTTCAACGACTTTTTCAACGACTTCTTCCACAACTTCTTCTTCTAATTGTTCATTAGAAATGAGAATTTCTAATGAATTTTTCTTACCTTTTTTTGTAATCACTCGAGGTTCTTTCCCCTCAGCAGGAGCAGCTTTGGCAAGCTCTTTCGCTGCTTTCGCCTCCGCTTTTGCAAGCTTTTTCGCTTCTTTTGCCTCCGCTTTGGCAAGCTCTTTCGCTTCTTTCGCCGCTGCTTTTGCAAGCTCTTTCGCTTCTTTTGCCTGAGATTTGACATTCGTAGATTTTGCAACAGCTTTGCGCATTGCCGATTTTTTTTGTTTTATCAGTTTTTTTGTCTCAGCTTCAGAATCCAAAAATGATTGGTAAAACTCCGACTGCTCGACAAGATTATCTTCTAGAATATGCATGGCCTCGCAAATATCATTTTTCATCTCCTCCGAGATTATTTCACCCAGATTCAAAGAATTGAGTAGCCAATACGAAAAGACCGCATATTTATTGTATTTTGCAGGTAATGTTTTCATTACACGAGTTTCCGGAATACACTCGGATGCAAAGTCAGTAGATAAGTTAGTCGCAATGATTTCTTGTTCAACGTTGTTCATTTTAATCTTATTATTGGTAAGCCGATGCATTTTATTTTTTTTTTAAAAGATCATCAATTTTATCAAAAAACGATAAACTATTCGCGCGTTGATTTACCTCCTCTCACCCATCCATTTAACGCGGATTCTTGAATGACATAATCCGGATTCAACCGCACTTTCAAATCATCCTGTAATGGGTAATCGCTAATATCACTATACATAGTTTCACTCAAAGTGGCTACACTCTTACGGTCACTCACCACTTCACCTTGTTGCAATTGCGATTCTAATGTAGGGTCACATGAACCTCGCCCTAAATAGGGAACAGTAATAAATGGGCGAGACATCAAATTCAATTTGTCTAAAGGTCTCTCTTCCCCGCCCATTAACAATCTCGAGTATGAATCAATAACAGACCCAGCAATCCCATTATCTGCGTTCAACATCATCGCGGGTTGAGAAGAAACAAATTGTATTTGATCGTCTGTCACGCTTTCGCGATAATAATTTGAAACCATATAGTTTCCAAATTTTACGTTTTGTGCATTTCGCTGGGTTTGGTCAGTAACATCATATCCCAATCCCCCCATATTATTAAAATAATAACTATTCAATGTTGTCATATAGGTTATATAAAGACTTTCTAATTCTGATATCTATCTAAATTTCGGGCACATGCGAATAAATTCCCCTCTTTGCATGAAATCATACTACCATAACAAAATTCGGCAAATGCAGTTTGGTCATTTGGAATGGTTGAACCGGGGTTTGTGTAAAATTGTCGCATAGATTGTTCAAATTCCAACTCTTCGCCTAAATCTTTAAATAATTTATCAGCAATATCTGGTTGGTCGGGGTTTGAGTCAATTACTGCTTGTTTTGCCGAATTCAAAATATCATTATTTACCTTTGTATTAAAAGCCGGCGGTGCCGGAAGTTTATCCGGATTATATTCATAATCGGTCATTAGAACATTCGAAAAAGGGTTCGCCGAAGACGGGGTATCAAACAAATTAGGTTGCATTAAATCGTTTGCTTTAACTATGTCAATACCTTGATTTTCAAAATTTTCATCCCCCCTCTTTTCCTTTTTCGATTTCTTATATTCATAGTAATAAAGAGCGTAAATAGCCCCCAATGTGATACTTCCGGCAATTAAAACCCGTAGACTTTTAGTGATGATACAACTCACTATCGTCAAAAAAATAACAGTTCTACTAACTGCATTTAATTTGGCATTATAATCCATGGTATCTACAGGAAAAAAATCAAATATCTGATTGGATTGGAATAGAATATTCGGATTTTCCCCCCAAAAGGGGGTGCGACTAGGTGCGACGGATTCACCCGTATTTTTCAAGACGTTATCTTCATTCTCAATGGTATTCATTTATATATGATCATATACAATTCATTGGAGAACTTCGCCGTTGTTTGTCGCCTAAATAATTATACCACTGAATTTTCGAAGAACCCGCGTTGCCAACACTCTGACCCCCGGACTCCATTGACTTCAGCATGGAGCTTTCTGAAAATAAAATGGTCACTTGTATAATTTGCGATTGCCGCCAGTATGTATTTGTATAGTTTCGCATTTTTTAGTTTGCGGAACGATTTGAAGGACACATTTAGCCTTTTCCCCATACAGCGAGTCGGTGCAACCTCGTTCTTTTAACTCTTTCACTAACTGGCGTTTTGTTTTATTGCACCTTGACCTAAAATGTTCATATCGCTCGCGCACATCTTCAAATGTAAGATTCGATTTTTTATGAAGCATTTCATTGATTAATTCGTGCAAATCGTAAATATATTTCGAGAATGAATCCCGGGATTTCATATTTTTCATTTTAAGTGGCAACTTTGCAAAATTGCATTTTAAGTTCTCGCGACATTTACCGCAAGGAAGAATATTACGAAGGGCGAGTATAAAATCGCGATACCGCCGTTTTTCGCAATAATTGGGTTTTATAGGATAATTAAAACTCATTGTATGTAGAAAATGCCACATACTTGGCCCCCAAACTGCAGTAAGCATACCATCATTACTATTATATTCTTTATCTGTAAAAATATATGTTATTTTTTTCCGCGTTTTTGCCATACTTCCATATAGTGTATATACAAAAAATGGTTTGCCTTTTATTCTACCATTTTCATTTCTCGGATTCATGGTTACTAAAAAAAGTTTAGGCAGACTTACTAGCGAATAACTGAAATATACCATTACAACTGCATATCTATTTTTGAATGACTTATTCGGTTGCGATTGTTCGTAAAAAATAAAATAAAATTTCACTATATAATGGCCGGATTAATACCATATATTTACGAAAAGACGAGACGATATTATCGCTATATTTTCGCGTTTTTCTTATTTCTTATTTTCATATATGCAGCATACTATGTATATAACAACTATTTCAAACCATCGTTAGATGCAAAGAAATTCTTGGATGTGGCAAATGCGGAAGACCGTGAATTGGTAGCGGAAATCTATTTTTTCCATGCCGATTGGTGCCCACATTGTAAATCGGCGAAACCCGAATGGGATAGGTTTGTTACAGATTATGATAAAAAACTCATTAATGGGTATACCATCAATTGTGTGCCTGTTAATTGCACAGATGACAATGGCGAGCTTCCGGCGAAATCCCAGGTAACCGACTATAATTCAATTGATGATAATGGCAACCCCGTCGACCCGCAGCATTACGCGGTTCAACGGAAAACTACGCCTATCAAAATAGAAACACTCATACGCAATTTCAATATAGATTCATATCCTACCATTAAAATGCAAAAAGACAATTATACGATTGATTTTAAATCAAAAATCACGGAATCTTCCCTCGCCAAATTCGTCAACACTGTTCTGAATCAATAATCGGCTCGCCGTTTCCAGTGAAAAAGTTCCATTCGCGCAATTTTTCCATTGTCTTTATTTCCCCCTCTAATATCAGGTTTTCGATAATTTCTTTATTCTTGAATACGTCAAATAAATAATCTATGGTAATCGGCGAAGAATAAAACACGATTTCAAATTTGGTCCCCGACCCCTTATTTGTAAAAACGCAGTTTTGAATAATTTGCGAAATTAAAAATGAAACATAATCGATAATCGAGGATGCATCGGTAATAACCATATTTGACGAATGGGGTTTCGGCGAATCCAATAAGATTCCCAACACTTCGTCTTCCGTCGCATCTGGATATGCGCGTTTGAACCCGGATAAGGGGTAATTCATTGTAACCCCCCCATCTGCATAACATCTCCCTTCTTTTAATACGGGAGAAAATACGACCGGAAGCGAACACGACGCATGAATACATTCTATCACCCCCCATTCAGGATGTGTTGTATGTGACAAATCGACCGAAATAAATTCGTGTATTTCCGTAACATATATATGTAAATCAATCCCCGTTTTTTCGAAGAATCCCGATAAAGTGATGTCGATAGGGATATCCAGGGAGGCGAAAATCGGACTATAAAACCCTTCAAACAATTCTCTGTCGAAAATTCCGCGAGAATCATATAAATCCATCCCGGATTTCGCCTTTTTATCCAGGAGTTTTTCCCATGGACGATTTACTAAATAATTGCGCAGAATATCAAACCCCGCCCCGGTTGCAACCATAACACCGATGAGAGCACCAACAGATGTGCCGTGGATAGATTGTATGTGATCAAATACCAAGAATTTCTCGGTAAAACACGTTTGAAGAGAGCCGAATGCATAAAGCCCCCAGATATTCCCCCCCGAAATCACAAGATGTTTTATTGATTTAGACACTTGCTGTTCGATCATATACATTACATCTGTGTTGTTTTTATTTTGATTTTTGCTCTGTGTAAAAATCAAAAAGTCTATGTATTTGTATATTATAAGAATGTCGTGTTTTTTATATGTAGATGACAAAGAAGCCGAACGCAAAATCAACATTGATGAATTATATGAAAAAAAACATCAGAGAGATTTGCGACAATTGACGATTTTCAATAAAATTTTGAACCGGATACATAAACGAATCACGCACACTGGGCGAAATAAACAGAATGATAAACATATATGGTTTACTATTCCGCCTTACATATTTGGCGAACCTACGTATGATAAAGGGGATTGTATTGCATTTATTATCACGCGATTAGAAGAAAACGGGTTTTTTGTCAAATACATTCATCCGAATACGATTCTAGTATCATGGGAGAATTGGATTCCGACATATGCGCGTAATGAGTTTAAGAAGAAAACGGGGATTGTAGTAGACGAAAAGGGGAATATATTAGAAGAAAAAGAGAAGGACGAGGCTGAGAATGGGCATTCAAAAGTCATTCAATCCTCTAAAAAAGATAGTAGTAAGTATACGCCTATTGAAAAATACAAACCTACGGGGAATCTAGTGTATAGTTCAGATATTTTGGAAAAAATAGAGAAAAGATTTGTATAGGTTTTATGTTTGGTTATTTTTTAGGGTTTGATGGGTTGATTGATGGATTTTTTTCAGAGTTTTGAAATGTTTGGTATATTTATTATATAGA